TGATTGTAATGATCTATGCAGCCATGCTATTACCAATGTATCAAAATATGGAAGGAATGATGTCATGAAAATGATGTTGAAAAAATTGAAGGCCGTTAAATTACGTGCTTTTACGCTGATTGAAATGAAGGATAGTAAAATTCTTAGATTTTCCACTTGATGACAATTTCCTCAGAAGTCACTTGAACCTTGTTGATTAAAGCTCTAACTACTACGGTTTGCCCCTCATAGTCCATGCCCAGGACATCCCCTCTATTCAGAGTTTGTCTTATGTCGTCTTTTCGTTCTTGCTGCTTTAGTGCTTGGTCGTTTTCCAGCTCAGCCTCTAACGTTGCTCTCATGAGTGAAAACTCAGTAGACCGTCTCTGTAGCTCCTCTAGCGTGATACGGTCGTCTATATAGAGGTCATTCAATCTGCTCAGTTTGGCTGTCAGCTCCTCTATCTGTTTCTGATAGCTGTCACGGTCTATGCCGTTATCCTGATCGTCAGAAAATAGATCATCAAGGTAGCTGGTGTCATTTTGTAGCTTGCTGATTTGTTTGAGAACATTCTCCTCAATATCTGCCTTTTCGTAAAAGTGTGAGTCACATTTTTTATTGTCGTTGTAGGTTGTAACCCCTCTTGTTGTTCTAGGAAACCTGTTTTTACATTGATAGCGGATGTTACGGCTACCGTCTTTACGCTTAGTCCCTAGCGTGATTGTGAGCGGTGCTCCACAGTAGCCGCATTGAGCTATACCAGATAGCATATATTTAGCCTGGAATGGTCTAGGGTTGAATTTTTCAGCTGCTGTATTCTGTCTTATTTTGAGTTCTTCTTGGGTCTTGCTAAAGTCTTCCTCAGTGATAATAGGCTCATGGTTGCCAGGGTAGACTTGCCCCTTGTACTGGTTATAGCCACAATAGACGGGGTTAGCTAAAATCATTCTGACAGCCCTGTAGTTCCAGTCAATCTCCTTGGGGTACTTGTCATTTAGGTCATCTCTGAGTTTGGTGATAGACCGCCCTGACAGGTATTGCTCAAAGATGAACTTGATAGCTAGAGACTGTACTGGGTTGATGGTCACCGTCCCTGTCTCTCTGTGATAGTCATACCCGTAGGAAGTTCTAGCCCACATCATGGACTTGCCGGACTTTGCCCGACCCAGTTTTCCTAGCTGCATGCGCTCCTTGATTTGCTCTCTTTCCAGTTGAGCAAAGACACTCAATAAGCCAATCATGGCTTTACCAAAAGGCGTAGAGGTATCAAAATTCTCTTGTAAACTCAAGAACTCTATCCCGTTTTTGATAAACACATCTTCGATTAGATAGAGCGTGTCTTTTTGGCTACGACTGAGACGGTCTAGCTTATAAACTAGGACAGTGTCAAAGAGTTTCTTTTTAGCGTCCCTAATGAGTTGCTCCAGGGCGGGGCGTTTAGTGTTAGAGCCTGAAAATCCCCCGTCTGTGTAAATTTTATAGACACTCCAGTCTTTAATGTTGCAGTAGCTAGATAATTTGTCTTTTTGCTCCTCAATAGAGTAGCCCTCCTCGGCCTGGTTCGTAGTGGATACCCTGACATAGATAGCTACTTTGTTTGTTGTTATCATTGCTGTACCTCTTTTAAAATTCTCTGAAAAATGATAAAATGGGTACAAGAAAACATCTCAAAAGAGACTATCTTTTGAAAAGTTTTTCTTGTAGCTAGCCTCACGCTCTGAGTCGCCAAACTTAGAGAGCGTGGGGTTTTTTTGTTTTTGTTGTTATTTTACTTTGATTTCCATCTCTCCGTTCATTTTTTGAGAGACAAGAGAGTTGCCATCATCTGTCTTGATGTGGAACATTGGATAGGATTTAAAATCAACGCCATTAATTCCAGCCCAGACATTGAACGCCTCATGTACTTTTTCCTTAAAACCATCAGCAAACGCTTGTAAGTCCGTCCTATTGTAGTATTTATAATCATTAGGGACAGTGACATACAAAATTGTATCACGGTTGTAGAAAGTATATGTACTGATGTCTACGCCCTTGTCTGTCAAGTCTTGCTTTAAATACTCAATAAAGCTAGCCATTTGGTCGGCTTTGACTCTCGGCAAGCTATTATTATCTGACGAACTTTCAACGGTATCTGTGCTTGATGTGCTTTCTTTTGAAACCTCTGAGCTTTCAGATTTACTTTCTTCCACTTTCTTTGTGCTTTGCTGCACGCTTGGGGCTGTAGAAGACTTAGAGGGTTCTGACTTAGGTGCAATCCCCAAGAGTTGGAGTATCCATCCAAGGAAAGCTAAAACTAAGAAGCCTACTACGATTTTTTGCCACTTTTTCATATCGCCCTCCTAAAGACTTAATTATTTTTCTTATAGATGTCTACAACCTCTCCAATAGTTCTGATGTCATCATCTTCTGAAAGATAGATTTCCTCATAGCTATTGTTGAGGCTCTGCAAGTACCAAGCCCCACTGTAATCACGCTTGAGCTTTTTAACAAAATTTTTACCGTTGACCTGAAAGATACCAATATCATTGATGTCTACCTGACTAGTAACCTTGATAAAGAGCAGGTCATTATCTTCTATCAAAGGTTCCATAGAGTCACCAGCAACTTTAGCTATAGTGTCGTAACTCTCAGGGACATCATTAGCACGTAGTCTCACCTCCATATGTAAATTGTCATCTTGGAAACTACCACGACCAGCAGCAACCAATCCCTCAACATAGTCGGTGATGTAGTTTTCATCTTCTTCTGCTTTGAGCTTATCAAAAATAGAAACTACCTCAGGCTTCTCTTGTTCCTCAAGCTGTCCCTTGGCAAAGTCTAGGACTTTTTCTTGTCTTGGCTGTTCTAGCTTGTTATAGATTGAGATGATTTCAGGTTCAGATGACGCTCCACGCTCTTCATCAGGAACACGCTTTTTATCAACATCGTAACCCATGAGCCAAGGTTCACTCACTTCAAGGGTTTTTGATAGTAGATAAATTCTGTGTTGGTCTGGCGATTGTACGCCATTGACATATTGAGACAAGGTGCTTTTCCCCATTTTAATACCCAATTCTTTTTGATAAGGCAATGATTTCTCAAGTATTTCTACTTGTTTCAATCCTCTCTCAGACATGAGTTGTCTTAGGCGTTCAGATGGGTTGCTACTTCTCATGTAACCTCCTCCTTTAATGCTTTATAGGGATATTATAAACCATCTTGAACAAAAATTCAAGAAAAAGTTCACAAAAAATGAATTTTTCTCTTGACGAGGTTCATGCAACGTGATAGAATATGTTCTGTAAAATAGTTCATGAACAATGAACAAAAGAAAGGAGACAGCTATGAGTAACGATTATTCAAAATTGGCTGGTAAAATCGTTGAGAAATTTGGTACTCAGTACAACTTTTCTCAAGCCATGGGCTTATCAGAGCGTTCTATTTCATTGAAAATGAATAACAGAGTGCCTTGGAAAGACTTTGAAATGGCAAAAGCCTCAGAGTTGCTAGGTATTGATGTAAGTCAATTACACGAATATTTTTTTACACCTAAAGTTCACGTTTATGAACAAATGGCGTAGAAAGGAGAAACCATGAATGAGCTTATTAACGTAACGCTTAATGATAGTCATGAGCCTGTGGTGTCAGGAAGACAACTACATGAGGCTCTGGAAGTCAAGACAGAATACAAGAAGTGGTTTAGTCGTATGACTGAATACGGCTTTAATGAAAACGAGGACTTTTTAAGGGTGACCCAAAAATGTCGCACCCCTGGAGGTCTGCAAGATATGACCGACCACATCATCAAGCTAGACATGGCTAAGGAAATTGCCATGATACAGCGTACCGATAAAGGCAAACAAGTCAGAGCCTACTTTATCCAAATTGAAAAGAACTACAACAGCCCTGAGAAAATCATGGCAAGAGCCTTGTTGATGGCAGATAAGAAAGTCCACAAGCTAGAGGCACAGATTGAGGCTGACCGTCCAAAGGTACTGTTTGCTGACGCTGTGAGTGCTAGTCACACATCTATCCTAGTTGGAGAGCTAGCAAAGCTGCTCAAACAGAATGGAGTAGAAGTAGGAGCTACACGCTTGTTCAGCTGGTTACGTGACCACGGCTACCTTATCAAGCGTAAGGGTCGTGATTGGAACATGCCTACTCAGAAAAGCGTTGAGCTTGGACTGATTAGAGTCAAAGAGACAAGCATTACTCACTCTGACGGTCATATCACAGTAAATAAGACACCCCTTGTCACTGGCAAAGGTCAGCAGTACTTTATCAACAAATTCCTCAATCAAGAATACCTACCAGGGTGAGGACGCAAAAAAGCCCCTGACGGCAATCAGGGACTAGCAAAATACTTTACGAGGTCAATTATACCATGAAATCAGTTAAAAAGAAATGGGAGCCACGCATAGTAAACATTATGGCAGATGGCTCTCAAGTTGACGACCTGACGGGCTACGTTATCCCAGCTGGGCACATCTACTATGACATCATCATAGGTTATCACAAAGAAAAGCTACGGAAAGGGGCTTGACTATGAGGTATGCAATACATTCAGCGAAACACTCACGAAAATTATACACAGCTGAACAACCATTCAGCTCAAAACAGCAAACTAAGCCTACAAGCTAAAGGGTTGCTATGGGTGTTGATGACTAACAAGGAAACCTGGAGACCTTATCTTGAGGAGTTGTCTCAGCGGTCTAAGAATGGCAGGGACGCTCACAGGGCAGCGTTTGAGGAGCTGAAAAAGGCAGGGTATATCCGTGTCTATCGCAAAAGCCTAGGACGAGGCAAAGGGATACAGAATTATCCGTTAGTACAGGACATCCCCATCACTGATAGCTACTGGGAGTACTGGGTGAGACATTTAGAGAAAGAGTTATCCACAGGTAATAGTGATGATGATTTTACAACTTACTGATTTTACAAAGTTGAAAAGTTCAAAAGTTGAATTTTACAAAGTTGAAAAGTTCAAAAGTTGAATAATTCAAAAGTTGAAAAATCCGACACTAATAATAACTAAGTAATAACAATAACTAAATAATAACAATCCAGTGCTTACGCACACTAATTAAACAATAATCTAGAGCCTTACGGCACTAATGAAAAATAAGTACTAACTGACAACAAACTAATAATACTAGAAAGAATAATATAGAGTTCTTTCAGAACTTATCCACAGGAGAAAAAACATGATTGACAAAGACAGAATTATCCTTGACCAACAGAAGAAGATTGAACGCATTGAAAAGCTACAAGGGGAGCTACACACTCTAGCCATGCTTGGCATGTTTACAATCAAGGTTGTAGGAGTGCCAGATGAGGACGGCTTGCTTGAGAGCACAATGGGCACCATTCACGATGTATCACACGCTATCACTGATGTCCTAGAGGGTATGGATCCAAAGAAAGCTATTCAGGAGAACCTAACAGACAAAGACAACAAAGAAGAGGAGGAAGACTAATGCTGAACCTATTGAAACAATTCCTAGGGCTGGAAGAACCTACAACGACTGAACCAACTCAAGAGGGTAGCAACCTAATTGAGATGAGAGCTCTACAAGCTGAAAACCGTGAGCTAAAGGAAGTCATCAGACAGAAGAACGCTCTACTAAGAGAGCTATCTGAGGAAAACATGGAGCTAGGGCGTGACCGTAGACGCTACGCTGACACAGTAGCCACTCAACAGCGTCTAATTGATGTCTATGAGAGCCAAGTGGGCTAGGAGGTAGAACATGGACAGAGGACTATTTGGCACCTTTGACTATGACCGTGACTACTTGCAGCCTCCTCTGGAACGTGAGGGACGTGACCCTGATGAATGGGCATTCAGAGGTGGTCAATGGATTTATGTAGGAGATGAGTAGCCTATGGAAATACAAGGTCAAGAAGACAATGCTTATTGGCGTAAACGATACCAGGGACTCTGTTATGAGATGGGCGAAATCGTCAATGAGCAACAAGACAAGATTATCTCACTGAGCCAGGAGAACAAACGGCTGAGACGTGAGATTCGGAACATGAGACAGACTAAAAGGAGAAGAAGATGAGTTACGAACAAATTTCAGAGTCAACATATTACAGCAATATTAGCTATTGGAACGAACAAGCCAAGCAATACAGAGACCTTGGAGGTTTAGGTATTTGTGATGACAAAACTGGTGAAGAATTATACACAATCTAAGGAGGTTACAATGACTAACAATCAATTATCAACACAGACAAAACGTGACATCACTACTGACCCAACCCTACTAACTGGGGCGGATATTAAAAAATACTTTGACCCTCAGAATTTACTTAGTGATAAACAGGTAGGGCAAGCATTGGCTTTGTGTAAAGGTCGCAACCTCAATCCGTTTGCTAATGAGGTTTACATTGTAGCCTATAAAAATAATAGTGGCACAGAGTTTAGTTTGATTGTGTCTAAAGAGGCATTCATGAAACGAGCTGAACGCTGTGAGGGTTATGACGGCTTCGAGGCAGGTATTACTGTTATGAGAAATGGTGAAATGGTAGAAATTGAGGGCTCTCTAAAACTACCTGATGATGTTTTGATAGGTGGATGGGCTATTGTTTACCGCAAAGACCGCTCACACCGATACAAGGTTACCGTTGATTTTAATGAGTATGTCAAACTTGACAAATATGGAAATCCACGTAGCACTTGGAAATCAATGCCAGGAACTATGATTAGGAAAACAGCCCTTGTTCAAACGCTCAGAGAGGCTTTTCCTGATGAACTCGGCAATATGTACACAGACATTGACGGTGGAGATACTTTTGACACTATTAAAGATGTCACCCCACAACCACAAGAAAGCCGTGAGGATGTCGCTGAGCGCAGACTCAATGAGGCTAAAGTACAACAAGCCAAGCTAGCTGAACAAGGTAAATTGAGTGAAACAGCCTATACAGCAGATGAAGTCCCTGATCCAATTGAGGAACCAGTACAGGGAGAATTGCTTGACGGTGAACTAGAGTACTAGGGAGGACAACATGCAAGAATTACAGGTAATCGATGATAATAAAATCAATAAAATCTATGAGATGATCACAACGGATGAGCTTACTAGAGAGTCTTTTGAAAAAGACCTCATAGAGGCTACTGAGAAGTACAAGGACTATATTCCTACAGCTGGAACTCTCAAAGACGACAAGGCAAAGCGGGCTGAATTTAACAAGTTAATTGACTCTAAAAATCGTATCCGTATTGACACTAAAAACTTGCTGTCAGAAACAGCTAACACATGGGATAGTTATGCTAAGTCAATTATTGAACCATTTGCAACCGTAGTTAGTGAATTTGACAAAGGTATTAAGGAAATTGAAAAACATCAAAAGCAACTAAAAATAGATACGGTTAAGAGTTACCTAGCCAACAGATCGGCTGAGTACATGCTGGACCCTCGTCTTTTTGATGAAAAGGCCCTTGAGTATGTCAAAACTGGTGACTTCATGGCGGACGGCGTGACGCTTAAAAAAGCCACTATGAAGTCACTTGATGACATGGTTACCTTTGAATTTCAAAAGCAACAGGAATACGAGAAAGCAAAAGCTGCCATCTCTGGGCAATGTGCTGAGTATGGCATGACTGACCAGCCGTATATCCGCATGCTACGGGACTTGACGCTTGTAGAGGTACTAGAACAGATCAAGTCTGACTACGCCTTTGAAAAGCAAAAACAAGAAATTGAGCAGGCTAGACAAGAAAGAGAGCAACAGATAGCGGCTCAGCAAGTTAAAGAGCAGGAACGGGCTCAGAAATCAACAGAGACCCCACAGATTGACCCAGAAACAGGCGAGATTTTGGAGGGTGGGGAATTATCCCAAAATAATCAGAACGCCCTTAGAGGGGCTGAGAATAACTCAAAACGATACACTCAAAAAATGACCCTTGAGGTCTACTTTGAAGATACAGCAGACAAAGACCGCTTTAAGGTTGGACTTAGTCAACTTGGCTTTGAGCACAAGCAAAATTACCAGGTCAGCGGTTATCAGCGTATTGAGCCGCTAACTCAGGAACAACTCAATGAACAGTGTGGGTGGTAACTATGGAAATTAGACAAGTTACAGACAATATTGCCATCTATTCAGACGGCAAGAGGTTACAAGTCATTCATGACCTAGGTGATGAGTTTATCCTAGACCTTGACTATCAGCTGGAGCCATTGCTCAATATTGATAGTCTCACCCAGGATATTGTGGATAGCATTACCCCAGTATTCAGAGTCAGTGGCTTTTGCTCAAGAGGTGGAGAGGATATGCACCGCTTACGCTGGGCTATCCTCCAGTTTGGAGAGTTTGAGCAATTTATCAAAGACTATCAAGATGACTTGATTGATTGGTGGAAGAACCCAGGAGGAGAACAGGAATGATTGAATTTATTAAAGAGGTTGGCATGGCTCTAGTTTGGCTATTTCTTGGCTATCTAGTCGGTGAGCGTAGTGCCAGAAAGGACAAGAAAGATGATTAACAACGTTGTACTTGTAGGACGGCTAACAGCTGCTCCTGACTTACGCAAGACCCCTAGCAATGTCTCAGCATTGCAGGGCACTCTTGCTGTCAATCGCAATTTTAAGAACCAAAACGGAGAGCGTGAGGCTGATTTTATCAACTTTCAAGCCTGGCGTGGTACTGCTGACATCATTGCTGAGTACTGTGGCAAAGGCTCCTTGATTGGTATTACAGGGCGTATCCAGGTTAGGAGTTACGAAAAAGACGGACAACGTCGATACGTGACAGAAGTTGTGGCAGAAAACGTGACTTTACTAGAAAGCCGTAACAGCCAGCAGAACCGAGGAAACGACTATCAAATCTAGGAGGTGCTGATGTCAGATAATAAAATGACTGTCTGGGCACTGTTTGACAGCGGTAATGGTAGCTACACAAAAGGCGTCGCCGCCCTGAATAGTTCGGGGGGGGGCTAACATTGTCATCTATCCAGTAGGGATTGATATAGAAAACAAGAACAATCATTTTATCAATCTGAATTTAGCCGATTATAGCCGTCTATTCGGAGACAACACGCTTTTTGATGAGCTTGATAAGCTGCCTAAACCTGACTTAATCATAGCTAGTCCACCTTGTGAGAGTTGGAGTAATGCTAGTGCTATGTCTGAGGGTAATGCCTGCTGGAAACAGGAAGACCTCTCAGATAGCCTCTTTGCCCCACAGCGTGAAGCTAGCATGTTTACTATCAGAAACGCCTCAGATTATGATAAAGCCTACATCAATTACCAGTATGACCGTCAGTTTATGAAGCGTGTCAACGGTGAACTTTGTGCTTTTAATACCATTGAGATTATCAAGAGGTATGAACCTAGGTACTTTATAATAGAGAACCCAGCTAGTGGTCGTTTGTGGAAGTACATTGAGGACGTGATGGGGTTTAAACTACCACATCTCAACATGACAAGGTACAACAATTATGACTATCCGCTACAAAAGCCTACAAAGTTTGCTAGTAATCTTGATTTGGGTCTTAGAAACGACATCATCAAGCAAGATGTAGAGTGGAAACATTTTTCCAAGTCCTACAATGAGCGGTCAAATATACCGCAAAACTTGGTGATAGAGATTTTCACTAAGGTCTACAACAAATTTTTACAGGAGAAACAACATGACAAGTAAAATCAATGTCACAGAAAACATTGCCATCATCATTGAACCTAAAAAGGTTGATGTGGTCACTACTCTCAATTTTTGATATGAGTATCAACTTTGACAACAAAGACGCTGCCCCTACCTTAGATGAGAACGGTGACCTTTTTGAACCAGTCTACAAGTGCAAAATCAAAGCAATTCCCAAAAGTGATGTCTTCTATACCTCCTTGACACGGTTGAAAGACAATATCAAGGACTTACAAGAGATTAAGAAATTCTTTGAGTTTGTCCGTGAGAACAAAGAGAACCTCTTTGAGATGGCAGGGTTCAAAGGAGCTCTTGAATGAAATTAGTCCTGAACATTGAACCAAAGCCACAGTCACGCCCCAGGTTTGCAAGACGGGGCAACTTTACTACAACCTACGAAGACAAGGACATGAAAGCCTGGCGTAACCAGTGTAGGCTACTCATTGCTAATCAATACATGGGGCAGCCTGTCCTTGGGGGAGCTCTGAGGGCAAAGGTGAGATTTTTCATCAAGCCCCCTCAGTACATCTCCAAGGTCAAGAAGAACCAGCAAGCACTCCTGGACGAAATCATCCCCGTAGGTAAAAAGCCTGATGTGGATAACTACGAAAAAGCACTGTATGACAGCATGTCAGGGCTAGTCTTCCAAGATGACGGTCAGATAGCCTTGCATGATGTCGGTAAGTTTTATAGCCTCGATCCACGGATAGAGGTTGAAATGGAGGTCATGGAATGGATGAATTAAAAGACAAGCTATTTATTACCGCCCTATGTCTCTTTTGTTTTGTAGTTGGTGCTATCCTTGGGAATGTAGCACCGCTGAACCCGCCGCCTAAGAAACAGCCTATCATCATCCACAACGTCGATAATGCAGGCGGTGTGATGGCAGGACAAATCACTGACAAGGAAATCATAGAGGGACGTTACACAGTGACAGCAGGGGCTTACGGTAAGTTTCTAGTGACAAAGGGACAGTATGAAAGCCTCAAGGTCGGTGATGAAATCCCTAGCTATTTGAAGGAGAGAGGAGCAAGAAAATGAATAAACAGAAATTGATAAGGAAGTACGAGGACGCTTGTTTTGCTGTTGTTCCAGTTGATGAAGTTTTGGAAGACTTACGGCAACTATACGAGCCACAAAAACCAGTAGTGTCGCAGTATGTGGCGGATTGGTATGAGGTGCATAAGGATGAATTGGAGATAAATCTGTATCGAGAGGTCTGCCGGGCTGAAAAAAATTACAACTGTGGCGTTTTGACTGACTTCCAAGAATGGCTGATTAGCGGCAAAACAAGCCCTTTTAGTGTCCTCGTCAACATGCACCAGTTTGGGTATGAGGTCGAGAAAGAGACGAAGTACACTGTCAGAATCAAAGTCACTAATCAATACTTATGCAACGATGAGGGGAATCTTCATTTCTCTCCAGGCTTTAGGATGGATTTCACGAAAAACGACCTCGAAAAATTGAATCTCGGCTGGGTGTTCGACTGCCCAGGCGTGGAAGTTAAGGAGGTGGATGAATGATTATTAAAGATTACAAAGTTATTTGAAAGGGAGAGGACAATGAAACCTAAAAAATATCCATATTCAGGAAAGGCTAGGATTGTCAGGAAAGAAATGCCAAGAATTATCGCGCTGAGTTATACAGCTTTCGATAGTAGATTGGTTGACCGCATTGACACAATGGTTCAAACTGGAATAAGTGAAACTCTAATTACTTTCAAGATCCCTAGGTTCTTCTCATACGAAGAAAAACAAATCAGAGTGCCGTTACCGCTAATTGAAGTTGTAAAAATCCTTAATCAGTACTAAAAAAAAGCCAAGACACTCTCTGTCCTGGCTAAAACAACAATAAGATTATTATATCATAAAAAGGAGACAGAGAGTGAACAAGGCTAAAGAGCTTTTAAACGAATTGCAAAATCTTGATATGGACATTCAGAGCAGGATTGACGAAATCAATGAGCTTGAGGCAGGTTTGCTCTCAAGTCCCAAGTGGACAGCAGACAAGGTCAAAGGTGGTCAGGCTAAAAAAGTTGATGATGTCTATACTCAGCTTATCGCGATGAAAGAGGCAATTGAGCAGGATACTAAAGATGTCATCAACAGGAAGCTTGAGCTTGGTAGATTGATTAACAAGCTGAAAAATCCAAAGCATAGAACCATCTTGAGGATGACCTACATCAATAAAATGTACATTGATGACATCTGTGATAGTATGGGAGGTATGAGCTCTCCTACATATTACCGTTTGAAGAAACAGGCTGTAAATGAGCTTGATGTCATTCTTTCGGAATTGATAGTAAATGATAGTAACGGTACAGGCATGAAGTCTGAAATCTGCTAGAATGGTAGTATCAAGAATTAAGGAAAAACCTCACTAAGTTTCCACCGCTGCATGACAGTCAAAGGGACGGACTAAAAACGACATTGAAAGCCGTCCAGTGATAAACAAACTAGCCAAGATGTCGTTAGTTAAGCTAGTGCCCCTTGTTGGTGGTTGAGGGGGCTTAGGGAATATAGCTCAGTTGGTAGAGCGTCGGTTTGAAGCACCGAAAGTCACTGGTTCAACTCCAGTTATTCCCATTGTATCTCTGTGAGTAGCTATCACAATAGGGGTACAGGGCGGTAATTAGATTTAGGCTGATTAACCTGTAGGACAGAGATAAAGTAGCGCTATATAAGGCTCTGGTGGGGGAGGCACCCACTTATCGCATACAGTCACTCAATGAGTGGCTTTTTTATATTTCAAAACAAATAAACAGCAGGAGGTTTAGGCTTGGGTAGAGCAAGAGACCCCAACCGAGACAAAGCATTTGAAATCTATTCAGAGAACAATGGAAACATTGAACTGGTTGAAATTGCTGAGCGTTTGGGTGTTTCAGCTGGCACTGTCCGAGGTTGGAAAAGTAAAGACAAATGGGAACCTAAAATAAAAGGAACGTTCCAAAAGAAAAATGCGGAACGTTCCAAAAATCCAAGGGGTGCTCCAAAGGGCAGTAAGAACGCTTTAGGACATGGAGCCCCTAAGGGAAACACCAACGCCCTCAAACATGGCTTGTTTGCTAAGTATCTGCCACAGGAGGTGTATGAGATAGCACAGGAGCTATCAGACAAACAGCCAATAGACATACTCTGGGAAAATATCACGCTGACCTATGCTAATCTATTGCATGCTCAGCGTATTTTATTTGTCCAAGATGTAGAGGATAGCGATACCTTTGTTACTAGCACAGGGAAAGCTGGTACAGGCTATGAACATCACACAGCATGGGATAAGCAAAGCAAGGCTTTAGCTGCAATAGCAAGGGCACAGTCAGAGCTTAAAGGCATGATTAAGACCTATGATGAGTTGACACGGTCACCACTGGTTACAGAGGAGCAACGCTTGAGAATTGATAACCTCAAGGCTCAGCTAGGCTCTAATGATGAGGATGACACAGTCATTACTGGATTTACATTTGATAGGAGTGAGTACAATGGCGATACTGAACCTAGCGAAGCTGATTAACCCAGTATTTGATAGTGTCCTATATACGCTCAAGAGCCATGTGGTGCTAAAGGGTGGGCGTGCCTCTACTAAGTCCTCTGTGGTGTCTATTGACCTAGTGAACAGCTTTATCAGCGACCCTCTAGGTAATGTGGTAGTGCTACGCAAGGTTGGCAAGTACCTGAGAATGTCCGTCTATGAACAGATAAGGTGGGCAATCTATGAGATGGGGTTAGCTAATCAGTTTCACTTTGGGAAGTCACCACTACAAATTACTCACAAGAAGACAGGTACAGCCTTTTACTTCTACGGTGTAGACGATCCCATGAAACTCAAATCACAGAAGATAGCTAAGGGCTATGTCATGGCTGTATGGTTTGAGGAGCTTGCAGAGTTTGCAGGGCGTGAGGACATTGACATAGTTGAGGATACCTTTATCCGTCAAGAGTTGCCTAATGGCAAAGAGGTCAAGATCTACTTTACCTACAACCCACCACGCAACCCTTACGACTGGATAAATGAGTGGGTAGCAGAGAAAGCAGGAGACCCAACCTATCTCATACATCACAGCACCTATCTTGATGACAAGCTAGGTTTTTTGTCTAAGCAGATGAAAGCCAAGATAGCCAGATACAAAGAGACTGATCCTGACTACTACCGCTGGATGTACTTAGGAGAGGTGATAGGGCTTGGTAATCATGTCTACAACATGAACTATTTTAAGCCACTAGAAAGCCTCCCTGATGATGACAAAGTGATAGGTATATCATTTGCCCTAGATACAGGACACCAACAGTCAGCTACAGCCTGTGGAGCTTATGGGCTTACCGCTAAAGGTAATGTTATCTTGCTTGATACTTTCTACTATAGCCCAGCTGGCAAGACGATTAAAAAGGCACCTAGTGAGCTCTCAGTGATGATACATGACTTTATAGACAAGGTCATGAAGACTTACAGAGTGCCAAAGCTCAAGATGACTATTGATAGTGCTGAGGGGGCTTTGCGTAACCAATATTTCAAAGACTATGGCGAGCGCTGGCACCCAGTAGCCAAGAAGAAAAATCAGACCATGATTGACATGGTTATCAGCTTACTAGCTGAGGGACGCTTTTACTACCTTGACATCCCTGCTAACAAGGTCTTTGTTGAGGAGCATAAGATGTACCGATATGACGACAAAACAATCAATTCTGATGATCCAAAGGTTATCAAAGAAGATGACCACACGGTAGATGAGTTTAAGTATTTTGTCCTAGACAACGCTAGGGAGCTAGATTTGAAAGCCTAAAGGAGCTAACAATGGGAATAGTACAAACTATCAAGAATTTCTTTACAAGGAGTAAGTATGTGATGACTACACAAAACTTAACAAACATAACAGATCATCCTAAAATAGCGGTGTCTGGTGCTGAGTATGACCGTATCAGGGAAAACCTCAAATACTTTGCAGGTCGTTATCCACAGATTGAGTACAAAGACAGCAACGGTGCTAAACAAAAGCGGGATTTCAATCATTTACCAATAGGCAGAACAGCCTCTAAGAAGATTGCAAGTCTGGTATTCAATGAGCAGGCTGAAATCAAGGTAGATGATAAGAAAGCTAATGAGTTCATCCAGCAACAGCTACAAGATGACCGCTTTATCAAAAACTTTGAGCGGTACTTAGAGAGCTGTTTGGCTCTTGGTGGACTTGCTATGCGTCCATACGTCGATAAGGACAAGGTCAGGGTCTCATTTATCCAGGCTCCCGTCTTTCTGCCTCTCCAGTCGAACACTCAAGATGTGTCTAGTGCAGCTATTATCACCAAGACCATCAAGTCAGAGGGGAACAAGCAGAAGTACTATACCCTGATTGAGTTGCACGAGTGGGGCAAAGATGGCAAGTACACTGTAACTAACGAGCTTTACAAGTCTGATAATCAGCATGTGGTAGGTGCTAGAGTGCCTCTGTCAGAGCTCTATGAGGACTTGGAGGAGGTTGTAGACCTCAACGGGCTTAGCCGTCCAATCTTCACTTACCTCAAGACTCCAGGGATGAACAATAAGGACATTAACAGTCCGCTTGGTCTGTCCATCTTTGACAATGCTAAGACCACTATTGACTTTCTTAACACTACCTATGATGAGTTTATGTGGGAGGTCAAAATGGGTCAGCGTAGAGTGGCAGTGCCTACTCAGATGATTAAGACCGAATACAACCAACAGGGCGAAAAGGTCACCATCAAGCGTGAGTTTGAAACGGGTCAGAACGTCTATGAGCAGTTTGACTCAGGGGATATGGACAAGGGTATAGGTATCACAGACCTTACAACACCTATCCGATCAGATGATTATATCAAGGCTATCAATGAGGGTCTGAAACTCTTTGAAATGCAGATAGGAGTATCAGCTGGCATGTTTACCTTTGACGGCAAGAGCATGAAGACGGCTACTGAGATTGTCTCAGAGAACTCTGACACTTATCAGATGAGAAACAGCATTGTTAGCCTGGTTGAGCAGTCACTCAAAGAGCTAATTGTATCCATGCTAGAACTGGGGAAAGCCTACAAGCTCTACAAGGGCAATATCCCTGACATGGACGCTATCAGTATCAATCTTGATGATGGGGTCTTTACTGACCGAAACGCTGAGCTTGATTACTGGATTAAGGTCGTAAATGCTGGCTTTGGTACAGATGTCATGGCTATTGAGAAAGTGCTCAATGTAACCCCTGAGAAAGCTAGAGCAATCAAGGCTGATATTAGCGGAAATGTCATTGATGATGTAAACGCTGAGCGTAGCCTTGAAGATGTATCCACCTATGGAGAGTAGCATGAAGAAACTATTTAGATTTATTTTGCCACCAATTAACCCAGCCAAGCTATTTATTAAGCCACCAAGCAGGTTTTTGAGGTGGGTATGGTATGACTGAGAAGAAACCAATCAAGCTAAATGATGAGCAGCTCATGCTTGACGCTAGTCAGGTTGCAGACATCTATCATCAGCTTACACTTGACCTGCTTGACCAGGTAATAGATCGTATCAAAGAGCGTGGTACTGCTAGTCTTGATGACAACCCTTATATTTGGCAACTTGAGAAAATGAATGAGATGGGGCTGCTCAACGAGGATAACCTCAAGCTCATCTCTGAACGCTCAGGGGTTGCTGAGGAACAGCTCAGGCACGTTATCCAGGGCGAGGGCTACCAAATCTACCAAGATACCAAGCAACAGCTTATAGAGGCTACTGGTGGCACTGGTACGGGTGCTAGCAGCCTTATTCAGAATAACCTAGCAGCCTATGTCAATCAGACTATGAATGACATTGATAACCTCATCAACACAACGCTACCAAAGAGCGTGATAGGAGCTTACAAGTCCATCATTGAGGAGGCTACAGCAAAGGTTGTGACGGGTCTTGCCACATCAGATAAAGCTATCGCTGATACTGTGATGAAATGGGCTAAAAAAGGCTTTTACGGCTTTACGGATAGCCAAGGTAAACGCTGGAGGGCTGATACCTATGCTAGGCAGGTTATCAACTCCACGGCTTGGCGTGTCTATCGTGAGGTCAGGATGGCTCCAGCTGAGGAGATGGGAATAGATACCTTTTACTACTCCAAGAAATCCACAGCAAGAGAGATGTGTGCCCCTCTGCAACATCAGATAGTCACTACTGGAGTTGCTAGAACTGAAAAAGGAGAGCGGATCCTTGCCCTCTCTGATTATGGCTACGGATCTGCTGGAGGCTGTCTAGGTATCAACTGTAGGCATGAGATAACTCCATTTGTGGTAGGGGCTAACTACAAGCCTGAGCTAGGTGATGATGTCAAGGACATCACGCCGGAGCAAGCGATAGAAAACGCCAACGCCCAAGCGAAACAGAGAGCGCTTGAACGGTCTATCAGGCAGTCTAAGGAGTTTCTGCATGTGGCAGAAAAACTAGGCAACCAGGAGCTGATAGACAAGTATAAAAACAAGGTGAGGATACAACAGGGAGCCATGAGGGACTACCTCAGACAGCACCCATTCCTACACCGTGATTATGCTAGGGAAAGATACTACTACAATGATGACGCAGTGCAAAAGTTATATAAAACTATTGACAAACGCTCTAAAAAGGAGTATTCTGAAATACTACGAAATTTGGGAAACAAAGCACCCAAGTCTTATAGTGATTATCAGGCTCTTAGCCGTTCTGAAAAGGACTCCTTGAGGTATGATAATAGGATTGTCAATTATTTCAAGGGAGACATTCAAGAGAAGCTGTCTGACAAGCAGAAACAGCAGGCAGTGGAGGCTTACTTTAATTTCAAGAATGACGGTATAGTGTTTGGAGACCATGCAATAGCACGCTACATAGAGCGTATGAGACGCAATGATGGCACGTTTACCTACAACTATGACACGGTCAAAACAGCCTATTCTCTGCCCCCTAACTATATATCAGAGCAGAATGGCAGACTTGCTAGATACTATAACGGTATCCTCTACGTCACTGAGCCTGATACAGATATTGTAGTAACTATGATGAAACGTAAAAAACTGAAAGGATTTAAACCATTATGAGATATAGTCAACAAGTATTAGACATGCTAAAGCAAGCGGTCAGCGGTCAGATTGATAATTTTTGGGATTTCTCCTTTAAGTTTAACGCCCTTTTTGGAGAAGATGAAGACTTTGCTGAGGCTTGGGACAATGAAAACCCTGAAATGTTTGACGCTCTCAATGATTTTGAGCTGATGATGTTTTTAGAGGAACATGACCCAAGTGATAAACAAGGTTTTATCAACTTCCTAACGCCTTACTACGAAAAGGCAAAGCAATTAGTAAAAATCAGCGCTTAGAACAATCTAGGCGCTTTTCTTATGCCCAAAATCAGGAGGTAACCATGAATAAACGTATCAAGAAGAAACGTGAGCTTGAGAGTAAGCTACGGACACTGGACATGACAGTAGATTTCTTGCTTGACCGAAACAATCAACTCTGGAAGATTGTTGACAAGATGGAGGAAATCAACTCACACAACACAGAGGCTACTAACAAACGCTTTGACCAGGTCGAGGCGGATGTCAGCACCCTCAAAAAGGCTAAAAAGCCTTGGTTTGGTCGTAAGTAAGGAGGTGGTCACTCATCTTGACTGGTAGGAAAGACTACTTTATACCGTTTGGAGTTCCAAGCGGTTTTTATTTTGCCCTGGAGCATGGCGTAAAACTGTCTAATTCTGCCCCTCGTGGCGTAAAACAAAGGAGTTAAGACATGAGTCTTAAACGTGAGATGTTGGTTGACGCAGGTATCGAAGATAAGGCTGTGCTAGATAATATCATGCAAGCGTACGGTGCAGGTATTGAAAATGCAAAAGTACAGGCTACGTCAGAACTACAGGCAGAAAACGACAGCTTGAAACAACAGCTTGAGCAACAGAACCAAGCTATCAAGGACTTGCAGGAAAAAGAGGGAGCTAGTGAAGAAAGCAAGCAACAGCTGGCAGACTTACAAGCCCAATTTGACCAGTACAAGACCGATAGTGAGACCAAACTTGCTCAGGTTACCAAAACTAACGCTGTAGCCCTTGCCTTGAAAGATGTGGGAGCTTACAACTCTGAGGACTTGATGAAGTTCATTGACCTAGACAAGATTGAGCTAGGAGAAGACGGCAAACCTATCTTAGAGGAAACCATCAACAACCTTAAAGAGTCCAGCCCTTACCTTTTCCAAGGAGAGGACACGCAGCCTAACCCTAATATCTCTGTGCATGGAAACCCACCAGCAGGAACTGGTGATGATGGTCTGAGTGCAGAGGATAAAGCCCTTTTTGCTGGCTTTGATAGCGTATAAAACCAAAAGAACAAAGAAAAGAGGTAATTTTACATGGTAGTAAACTACGCAGCTAAATTTGATAACAAAGTTGATGAGCGCTTTGCTAAAGAAGCTCTTTCAACTGGTATCATCAACCAAGATTTTGATTTCACAGACGTTGACACCGTCAAGGTCTACTCTGTCCCTACATCAGGAATGAACGACTACAAGACAACTGGGCAAAACCGTTACGGTGAGGCTGAGGAACTTGGTAACACCGTTCAAACCATGGTACTCAAGAAAGATCGTTCTTTCACTTTCACCATTGACAAGAAATCTGAACAAGACACTAATGGTGTCATGGAGGCTGGTAAGGCTCTTGCTCGTCAACTGTCAGAGGTTGTCATCCCTGAGGTCGATACCTACCGCTTTGCAACAATCGTAGCTGGTGCAGACCCTAGCCACATCAAGACAGAGGCTGTGACTAAAGATAATGCCTATGAGGCTGTTCTTGATGGTCAAGTAGCTCTTACAGACGCTTTTGTCCCTGTAGCTGGTCGTGTCTTGCACGTATCACCTAAGTTCTACAAACTCATCAAACTTGACCCAACCTTTGTGAAGAACTCTGACCTTGGTCAAGAAATCACTGTCAAAGGTCAAGTCGGTATGATTGACGGCTTGCCAGTCGTATTGACACCTACTACACGCTTGCCACAAGGTGTAGAGTTTGTCATTGCTCACCCAGTGGCTACTACATCTCCTGTTAAGCTGGAAGACTACAAGATCCATGACAACCCACCAGGAATTAACGGTAAACTCGTTGAGGGTCGTATCCGTTATGACGCTTTTGTCCTTGATAACAAGAAAAAAGCTATCTACGTGCACAAATCAGCGTAAGGAGGTAACTAATGGCTAGAAAGAAAGCTGAGGAAACCACAGAGGAAGTGGTGAACACACAAGAAGTAGCTGAGGAAACCACAGAGGAAGTGGTGAACACACAAGAAGTAGCTGAGGAAACCACAGAGGAAGTGGTGAAACCAGTTTCTACTAAAAAGTCAGTTACTGTAACCAAGGGCGGGGTATCGTTTACCCTGTCTGACCCTATCATGATTTCAGCCTTTGAAAATCAAGGCTACGAAGTGGAGGAATAAACTAAATGGCAAAATTTAAAGCAACATCAAACGTGGTCTTTATCATTGATGGTAAAGAACACAGTTACGACAAAGACACTGAGTATGACATGGATGTCAAGACAGCTGATGAGTTGAACGCTAAAGGGCAAGTAACTCATCCAGAACTCAGTCCATTCTTTGAACGTATCAACGAAGAAAAAGCAGCAAAGGCGGACAAATAACACCGCCTTTTTAATTGGAGGTGGTTATTATCGCTTACTTAACTCAAGAAGAATTTAAAGAGCTTGGTTTTGACGAAGTAGAGGGCTTTGAAAAACTCGTAAAGAGGGCGGAGGTGCCTATCAACCTCTTTCTTAATGGGTTCTATGGCTTTATAGACTTTGAGAAAGAGATTGACCCTAGAAAGCAGGCTGTCAAGTTAGCTACGGCATTTCAGGTAGCTTATTTGGACGCTAGCGGTATCATGACAGCTGATGATAAGCAGTCGGTGGCTAGTGTGTCGCTTGGTCGTACTTCTGTGAGCTACAGAGACACCTCTAGCTACTCTTTAGAGGGTGCTAGGTATAATCTGTCCCAGGACGCTTTAAACACGCTGAAAATGGCAGGATTCGGCTACAGGGGGATAGGTTATGACAGACATTGATAAGCGTTTGCTGGTCGATACTGTGACTATCCAAAAACCTACAGAAGAAAAAGACGGATGGGGTAAAGTAATACTAGAGAGCCCAGTGACCCTTAAACCTGTTAGGTTTGATAGACAATACCAAGTGCAAGGCACTCAGAACAACCGCGAAGAGTCCAAGCCTAGTGTCCTGTTTGTGTATCCCAAGTATTGCCCAGTCATCTTAGATGACACCTTTGAAAATGCCATAATCAACGACGGAAAACGGGAGTACAGAGTGACTTCTGTGGTTCCTGTCAGTTATCCACATAAGCAAAAGATTTTTTGTTATGAAGTGGAGTGTGTCTGATGGGAGCTAAAGTATCTGTCAAGGTTGACCTCAAGGGTATTGAGAAAAAGGTATCATCAGCAGCTTTAGCTAAAGGCAAGCTAGCAATAGCTAATCAGATGATGATGGACATGACCCCATTTATCCCACGTAAAAGCGGGAACCTTAGCGGTAGTGGGCAGGCTACAAGGGACGGAGTAAGATACCCTGGACCGTATGCCAGAGCCCAGTTTTACGGCTCAAGCTACAACAAACATAGGAGCTTTACCTTTAAGAAGTACACCACTCCTGGAACGGGCAAGCGGTGGGATAAGAAAGCTACAGCTCTCCATGTTAAGGATTGGGGCAAGGTCGGTCTGAGAGCAATGGGAGTAAGAGCATGAACAACAATGATTTTTCAGAAGTCCTTAGAGACTTTATCAATACGCTAAACCTACCTCTGACTTGTACCTTAGATTACTTGTCAGAGAAAGAGAGTTTAGTTATCTACCCTTTACCTGGTGGCAAGATTGAAAAAGAGTATATGAACGGTAAGCAGGATATTAGCTTAGTCTATGAGGTGGCAATCAAAACGACTGACCACCAAAAGACAAGCTCTATCTTGTGGGCTATCAACTATGCTCTAGCTGATTTCAACCTGGAGCTACCTAGTCAAAACAACTCATATCAATTCAGGAGCCTTGAAGTCTCACAGCCATTCCTTAATGACCGTGACGATCAAGGCTTTTGTGTTTACATGCTGGATGTCACAGCACGACTTGAAACAAATGGAGGAAAATAAATGGCAAAACAAAAAAACGCCAAGCGCAAACACTATGTAGCGCCTTGGGTATCGACGGCACCAACAACAGAACCAGGCTCTGACGCTTGGAAATGGCTTGCAGATGGTGTCACAACCGCTGAGGTTGAGAATGACGAAGAAACAGACGACGTTGCTTACTACAACGGTGATGGGACTCCTGAGACCGTTGTTACATCAGTTAAGTACGGTTACAGCTTTGAGGGCGACTACATCAAGGAAGATGAGGCACAGAAAATCATTGCTGATATGCGTTTTGCAACTGGTGACCAACGTAAAGTATGGTTTAAGGTTGTTGACGCTGACGGCAAGACCCAATATGTAGGAGTTGCCACTGTATCTGAAATCAAAATCGGAGGCGGTGAGGCTGCTGAATTTGAAGCCTTTGAGTGCACTATCAGCTGGAACTCAGTACCTAAACAATCCGCAGTAGTCGGTGGATAAAGCAACTTAGGGGAGTTATTGTGCTCCCCTTTTTATTTTTGATTAGTAGGAGAAAAACAAAATGGTAGTAATTAAAAAGCGTAACAATGCAATTCCTGTAGATTTTGGTGAGTTCACCCTTGAATTTGTAGCCAATGACAAGAATATCCACAAGATGGAGGCTATCGGCAAGAAACTCAAAAAAGAGGGCGAAGAACTAGCTAAAACAGAAGACAGCAAAGCCTTTGAAGTGCTACAAGGCATGGTACAAGAGTCATGGACTGAGCTTTTTGACAAAGAGGCTTATGACAAGGTTTATAACTTCTCTGACGGCTCTACTGTCGATACTATGGCTTACTTACTGGAAGTTATCAATGGTGTCATCAATGAATGGGAACAACGTAACAACGGGGACGCTCTCAAAAAGTATCTAGGTGACTGATATGCTGGATTTATCAAGGAAATTGACAGATGAGTTAGTCCTTGATGATGATGTGTACCCAATGAACATAGCTTTTAACAAGGTCTTGAAAGTTGTGGAACTGATCAATGATGGTGATATTGACGAACTCTACAAGCCTTACCTGGCTATTCAGATTTTTACTGGCGTAGACTTTACGCAGGCTTTGAGTCCTGAGCAAGCCACGGCGATCTTTAAGCTGATTTTTGAGGAGCACATCAGAATTATCCCAGCTAAAGAAACAGCACCAGTGCTAGACCTAGCAGGCAACCCAATCAAAAGCAAGATACGCTCAAAGAGCCAATCAGAGGATGGAGAACGCCTTTTCAGCTTGAAGTATGACGCTGAGTATATTTACTCATCATTTTTGCAGGCTTACGGCATTGACCTGATTGACGCTCAGAACAGCCTACACTGGAAAAAGTTCAATGCTCTACTGAATGGGCTCCCCAGTGATACTAAGTTTGCTGAGGTGCTAAAAATACGCTCTTACAAGCCACAGAAAGGCGACAGTAAGAAGTACAAGGAGAACATGAAGAAACTCAAGAAAGAGTATGCTCTACCGAAAGAATTTGACTACTAATCTTAGAAAGGAGGTACACAATGGCAGATGGTTCAGTTACTATCAAGGTTGATATGGATGGTTCTAGTGCCCAGTCAGGGGTCAGCAAGCTAAAATCTTTGTTTGGCGGTCTTGAAAGCGCAGGCTCAAAAGTTGGGTCTGTTTTTAAGTCCGTTCTTGGTGCTAACCTCATCAGTGGCGCTATTTCTACTGGTATTGGCGCTATCACTGGCGGTATCCGTGACATGGCTTCTGAGCTTAACGGCTCACAGAAAGCCTGGAAGACCTTTGAGGGTAACCTACAAGCCTTTGGACGCTCAACTGATGAAATTAAGGCAGCTAAGGCTGAAATGCAAGACTTTGCCACCAAGACCATTTACTCAGCCTCAGACATGGCAAGTACCTACTCTCAACTTGACGCAGTCGGTACTAAGAATGTTGGTAGTCTGGTTAAGGCATTTGGTGGACTTGCAGCCTCAGCAGAGAACCCAGCCCAAGCCATGAAATCACTATCCACTCAAGCTACTCAGATGGCAAGTAAGCCTAAAGTTGCTTGGATGGACTTTAAGATTATGATGGAACAAGCTCCCGCTGGTATGGCAGCAGTTGCTAAAGAGATGGGCATGTCTACCGCTGAACTGGTTGCAGCCGTTCAAGATGGCAAGGTCAAGACAGAGGACTTCTTTGACGCTATGAACCGTGCAGGGAACTCTGACGCTTTCCAGAAGATGGCTACTGAGTTCAAAACGGTTGATCAGGCTATAGACGGGGCAAAAGAAAGCCTCTCTAATAAGCTCATGCCAGCCTTTGAGAAACTCAATCAGTTTGGTATCAAGGCAGTCAATGCTTTATCTGACGCTCTTGAAAAAATTAACTTTGACAAGCTGGCTGATGGTTTAGGTAAGTTCCTAGACGGCATTAACGTTGAGGGCATTATCGCAAAAGTCAGCGGTTTTATTTCAGAGCTGGTGGCTAAGGTTCGAACATTCTGGAGTGCTTTTGCTAACACTGGGGCAGTAACGGCTTTTGTCGGTGCTATTCAGAGTATTGCAGGGGCTATAGGTCATGTTTGGGAGAGCTTGACAGCTACAGAAATGCTGACCACTTTAGGGACGGTGCTAGGTAACGTAGTTAAGTGGCTTTCTCAGGCTGCAACTGTAGGGGCTAACTTTATCAGCTCATTACCTACAGGAGCTATTCAGGGGATAGTGTTTGGTCTAGCTGGTTTAGTGACTGGTTTTAAGGCGTTTAACTTCCTAAAATCATTCAATCCATTCAACCTGTTCAAGAAGAACGCAGAGGAGGCAGTGGACGGATCCACAAATAGTGTCAAACGCTCAAAGAGCACCATCACTCAACTTTTTAGCGGTCTATCAAATGTTATCAAATCATTGGGGACATCTATAAAAACGGCTGCAACTGGGATAGGTCAAGGTTTGAAAGCGGCGCTGTCAGGTCTTGCTCCTGTTATCAGAGCTTTTGGTGCAGCACTAAAAACAGCTGGAGTTGCTAATATTCTTGCTTTTGGTGGTGCTGTTGCCATTGCAGCGGTCGGAATTGGTGCAGGTATCGCTATCATTGCCGCTGGTTTTACTCTTCTAGCTACTCAGAGCCAAGGAGTTGCTCAGATACTGGGGGCATTAGGAGGCGTTATTGAGTCAGTTGGTACAGCTATTGGAAATATTGCTAATGGAGTTATCAGCGGTCTTGGTAATGCTATGGGAACCGTAATTCAAGCGGTTGGCAAGGCTGCTCCAGGGTTAGCTAAACTGAGTCCATTGGTTGAAGCTCTCGGTACAGCTATTGGTAACGCAGCTCCTTTTATCAAGGCGTTTGGCGAGGCTTGGGCTTCAATTCTAGGCGTCTTACCTGGTGTTATCACAGCTTTTGGCAGTTTGGTAGAGTCAATAGGTACCGCTATCTCAGGCATAGTAACAGCTTTGACTCCCATTGCTCAAATTGTTGCTAACCTTATCCAGGGGATTGTCCAAATTATCGCTAATATGATTGTGCAAATTACTCAAGTAATTGCACAAAGTGCCCCTCAGATAGCTATGGTAATACAGGCTATCACTGGGGCTATTCAAGCCGCAACCCCTATCTTAATAGCGTTGTTTGAGTCTATTGTCACTGTTATTCAAACACTAGCCCCTGTTATCTCTCAACTTATCCAGGGGATTGTCACTATAGTCCAAACCCTAGCGCCAATTTTACAAAGTATTGTAGATGGCATTGTATCTATCGTCCAGCAGATTGTGCCAATAATCACGGCTATTGGTAGTGTTATCGCTACCGCTTTAACGGGAATAGCAACGGTGATTACTTCTGTAGGTAGTGCAATCTCAACAGCTGCTCAGGGTATCGGTCAAGGGATCCAATCGGCACTCAGTGGAGTTGCTGGTGTTATCAGTGCTGTAGGTTCTGCCATCAGTGCAGCCTTGCAAGGTATCGCAAATATCTTCACGTCAGTAGGAAACGCTATCTCAACCGCTGCACAAGGCATTGGTAAAGGCGTTGAGTCTGCCTTTAACGGATTGGCAAATGTCATCAACTCGGTTGGTAGTTCCGTATCTAGTGTGCTTAACTCTCTAGCTAACGTGTTTAATTCTATTGGCACGGCTGCTCAAAAAGCAGGTAACGGGTTCAAACAATTAGCTCAAGGTGTGGTAATGATTACCAATACAAACCTTGGAGACATGGCTGCCTCTTTAGCGGCGGTTGCAACTGGCGTGGGTGCGATTTCAAAAGCCAGTGCTGGTATGGCTAGTGCTGGTGCAGGCATGAAGTCCCTTGGACAAGGGTTGACCCTGATAAAGTCTAGCGGTACTAGTGCAGTATCAGTCTTGACATCAATGGCTAGCTCTATCCCTAGCATTTCATCATCAATCACAGGACTTGCTCCAGCAATGACATCAGCAAGTACGGCTATGAGTACCTTTGCTACATCAGTCATGACATCTTTTGCTGGTCTGGCAGGGTCAACGGCAAGTATTGCAGCTCTACAAGCTAGACTGACAGCCTTATCAGCCTCAATGATGATGGCACAAGCAGGAGCCTCAGCAATGTCAGCGGGCTTTTCAGCAATCACTGGTATTGTGGAAGCTTTAGCTGGTGTACTAGTCTCAGTTCCTAGTCAATTTATGGCTATTACTAGCTCAGCAACTATGGCAACAGCTGCAATCATGCAACTAGCAATGTCAGCTCCTATGGTTGCCTCAGGCTTTTCTAGTATCTCAAGCGCCGCTACCTTAGCAATGTCACAACTTAACTCTGCTGTCCGTTCGGCAATGACGCAAGCTGTCTCTACAATGCAGTCAAGCATGCAACAGATGGTATCTGTGGTACGGCAATCGGCAACGCAGATGACGCAAGCAGGTCAACAGGCGGGGCGTGGTGTTTCTAATGGTGTGACAAACGGTATCCATTCAGGTATTGGGTCAGCTACGGCTGCAATGTCAGCTATGGTAAACGCAATTCGCTCAACAGCAATGGCAGGAGCTGGGGCAATGGTCGGTATTGGTGCTATGATTGGGCAAGGACTGGCTCGGGGTATGTATTCAGCCCTTGGAGCGGTCACGGCTGCTGCTAACGCTCTTGTAGCACAAGCAGAGCGTGCAGCCCAAGCAAAGGCTAAAATTCACTCACCATCAAGACTGTTCAGGGACAATGTAGGTCGATACATTGCCCAAGGTATTGCTGTAGGTATCGAAAAGAACACCTCAGATGTGACAGATAGCTTAGCCTATGTCCAGAGGGAAATGTCAGCGTTCAAGTTTGGCGCTGAGGAGTTGCTAGGTTTAGGCAATAGCACTCTCTCTAGTCGGTTCAAGCTCAAATCACTCACAGAGCGTGCTGAAACAAGCCAGATTGAGGTTATCAGAGACCAAGCTGACAAAGCCCTTGCCAGAGCTCTTGAAGTCGCCGAGCAGGCTGTCAAACGCCCTGTAAACATGGTGCTTGATGACGGTACTCTAGTTGCTAAAATCGGTGAACCAATGACTAATTATCAAAACGACAAAATCAAAATAGATAACATGATGAGGGGGATTGTCTGATGAATAATGACACTATCACTATCAACGGATTTGACCTCTCTGAGGTTATCCGCATTATTGAAATTATCCGCCCTGTAGGGAGTGAGCGTAGCATTAAGACTAATGACGCTCCACTCTTAGGGGTGAACTTACAAGAGGTAAGGACAGGAGCTAAGACTATCAAAGTCAAGTTTGCCATGCTAACTAACAACGGTATGACACTTGAGAGGGCTAAGCATACCCTAGCGGGGGTATTCAACACCTCTGGGGCTGTCAAAATCGTTATTTCTGATGAGCCTGACAAGTACTACATGGGTCTAGTCTCTGGCTCGGTTGACATGGACAACATCACAAGATGGTTTCAAAAGGGTAGCTTTGAGCTGTTTATCCCTGATGGTGTAGCCCATAGTTCCACTTACCGAAAATTTGACAACGGCACCGTATCATCTGACAAGATTGTTTTCAATCTCATCAATGATGGTAATGTGCCAGCTTTCCCAGTGGTGACGGTCAAGAACAACGCAGAAAACGGCTATATTGGCTTGGTCAATACTAGCGGTGCTCTTGAAATTGGAGACCGTGAGGAGGCAGACACGGAGCAATACAAACGGTCGGAGCTCCTTATTGACTATCGTGATAACAAAATCACAACAGGTCTATCAGTAGCTCAAAAGAATGTAGCCATCTTGAACGATACTGAGCAAAATCTCAAGGGTACCGTGGGTATTGATAACGCCTGGGGTCGCCCTCATCTTGCTTTAACCAATCGTGGAGGCGGCTCACAGCCAAATAACGCAGGCTCTGTGACTTGGAACATCCCTACTGATAGTTCTGGGGCAACAGGCTCTCTGAATGATTACATCTGGTGGCGTCAAATCTTCTGGCTTGGCGCTGCCAACCAATACGGTTTTATCAAGTTGACCGTCTCTGATGAACAGGGGCAGTTTTTGTATGGAGTTGAGACATTCAAACGGTATAACGGCTTAGGGTGTGAATATAATTTCATGGCTAGCAATGGTAGGGGTGGTTACAACATGATTAAGCAGTGGAGTTTTACGGGGACACACTGGGACTATCACAACCCGTTTAATGAACCCAGAGGCTGGTCAGACCTGAAACGTAATGACGACAAGGTGACGGTCTACTGGTGGGGTTCATACAATACGTTTGTTATTCCTGAGATTAAGGGTAGGAAGTCAGCCAAAATCCACGTAGCTTTTGGCGCTCTAGGCAATAAACCTCTAGTAACTCACATGTACCTTGATAGCATTTACTATCAAAAGGACTTTGTGAGTGCCACAAGGGACATCCCTAACCGCTACCCAATCGGTTCAAACGTAGTGCTTAACAGCGAAAACGACACAGTCACAGTGGATGGACTAGAACGGATTGTGGACATTGTTCACGGTTCAACATTCCTGACTATCCCGCCTGGCAAGAGTCAGCTAGAGGTTTACAGCTCAAGCTGGACTAAGACCAAGCCTACTGTCAAAGTAGAGTTTAGAGAAAGGTATTTATAGCTTATGTTATTGACTATTCATGACGCAAACCTGAGAAAAGTTGCTTTTATTGATAACGAGAAACAGGCTACATTGAACTATTTCAATGACACCTGGACAAGATACCTTGAAACTGGGTCTAGTACGTTTGATTTCACGGTATTTAAAAAGGCTATCGTTTCAGATACAGGGCAAAAGAGAGCCTACAACTATCTGAACGAGAAAGCCTTTGTCTCATTCCAGTATAAGGGTAAGACCTATCTGCATACCATCCGAAAGGTGGAGGAAAGTGAGCAAGTTATCAAGTGTTACGGTATCAACCTGAACCTTGAACTTATCAATGAGTATGCCAACCCTTACAAGTCTCCTAGGTCAATGAGTTTCAAAGAATACTGTGACGCTATGGACTTGCTAAACTTTACATTCTTAAAAATCGGGGTCAATGAGATTTCTACTCAGAAGATTTCTGCTGAATGGGAGGGTACGGATACCAAGCTGAACCGTCTGCTTAGCTTAGCTAAGAAGTTTGGTGCAGAGATTGAGTTTGATACCCACCTCAACGCTGACAGCTCTATCAAGTCATTTGTAGTCAATGTTTACCACGAGAACGACGATACCCACCAAGGAGTAGGGAGGGTCAGCCCAACAGTCTTGAAGTACGGTAAAAACCTCAAAACACTCACTAGGACAATAGACAAGACCAATATCTACAACATGGTTGTACCAACAGGGCGAGATGACCAAGGTAACACTATCTATATCTCTGGTCTCGGTGCCTGGTCTGTCAACAACTCCAGGGGTGAACGTGAGTTCTACCAATCAGGAGCAGCACTGTACGCCCCTCTCTCTATGCAGATGTACCCGTCAACGTTCACAAGCAACACAGGGAACCTTGACCAATGGACAAGAAAGGACATGACGGTAGAGAGTGCAAGTCCTGAGGTTATCCGTTCAACGGCTTACCGTGAACTTAAAAAGAACTGTTATCCCGCTGTAACCTATGAGGCTGAGGGATTTGCTGAGTTAGAAATAGGGGATACAGTGCAAGTCTATGATGACGGCTTTAGCCCTACGCTCTTGCTTGAGATGAGGGTGTCTGAGCAGTCTATCAGCTTTACCAATCCTCAAAACAACAAGACCACTTTCTCCAATGCCAAAGCTCTTGAAAATCGGCTGTCACAAGGTATCCAGCAACGGCTAGACCAAATGATAGAAGACGCTAAGCCTTATACTATCAAAATTGCTACTGACAACGGTGTAGCCTTTAAGAATGGTCAAGGTCAGTCCGTGGCGACTCCTACCCTGATGAAAGGTAACAAGGTCATCAATAGCGGCTGGCGCTGGGTTGTGAATGGTGAAATCAAAGCAACTAGCCCTAGCTACATTGTCAAAGCTGCTGACATCAATCAGACAATGGTTTTGACAGTCTCAGCATGGGTAGATAATCAGGAAGTAGCCTCTGAGCAGGTTACTTTTTTGAATACCTCTGATGGTGCCAAAGGAGCTAAAGGTGACCGTGGAGAAAAAGGCGATAAGGGAGACAGAGGTGAACGTGGTGAGCGTGGTTTGCAAGGGCTCCAAGGCTTACAGGGTGCCAAGGGTGACCAAGGGATCCCTGGAGCTAAAGGTGCTGATGGTCGTACTCAGTACACTCACTTAGCCTATGCTGACACAATCTCAGGCGGTGGCTTTAGCCAAACTAACGCAGATAAAGCCTATATAGGTGTCTATGTGGACTTTACCGCCCAAGATAGCAAGAACCCCGCTGATTATCGCTGGACTAAGTGGAGAGGTTCAGACGGTCAGAATGGTAAGGATGGTGCTCAAGGTATTCCTGGGAAATCAGGAGCAGATGGCAGAACTCCATACTTTCATAGGGCATGGGCTAACTCTGCTGACGGTCTTGACGGTTTTAGCACATCAGACAGCACTAACAAGCGCTACTTAGGGACCCTTACTGATTTTAATGAAGCTGATAGTCAAGATCCTACAAGGTACAAGTGGACGGCTCTCTTTGATAACGTTCAAGTAGGTGGCCGAAACTTATTGAGAGGTTCAAAAGGTCCATTTATGCCAGACAAGAAGCCAGCTAACTTTGATAACAATGTTCTGTATGCAGGAAATACGTCTATTTCCATGGAACAGGGTCAGGAATACATCATTTCGGCCAAAACGAACGGTAACTTCACTGCCCATCACGATGGGAATAGGGAATCCGATAACGTAGTTCTTTGGATTATGGATAAGAATGTCAGAAATTATCAAATTGTATCGGACCTTAAGACAGGTACAATAGGAACAAAATTCGTTTGGAGTAAACCATCCGGCATCTATCATCTGCGAGTCAACACTTATCGTAAAGACCCTGAAAAGCTGAAAAGCGCTTGGGAGGTTAAGGTAGAGCAAGGGACTGTCAAAACAGATTGGTCGCCAGCTCCAGAGGATGTGCAAGCTGATATTGACTCCAAGGCAGACCAAATCCTGACACAGGAACAGCTTAACGCCCTTAACGAAAAAAACAGCATTATGCAAGCCGAGCTTGAAGCAAAGGCGAGTTTAGATACAGTTAATCAGTGGTTTAAAGCTTATCAGGACTTTGTCAACTCAAACGTAGCAGAAAGAGCCAAAGCCGAGAGAGATTTAATTGTAGCAACTCAAAGAGTGGCTGCGATTGAGAATAATCTAGGCGATATGGCTCAACGTTGGGATTTTATTGATACGTACATGCAAGCGACGAACGAGGGCTTGTCAATCGGGAAGAAAGACAGTAGCTCGTTTGTACGCATGGGTGATAATCGTATCTCGTTTTATTCTGCTGGTAAAGAAGTAGCGTACTTTTCGGGCGGAGCATTACAAGTTGACAATGGGGTATTTACTAAGACGCTTCAAATTGGGCGTTTTAGAGAAGAACAGTATCACTTGAACCCCGATATGAACGTGATTAGATATGTAGGAGGTGCTTAATGACTGAATTTTGGTCAAATAATGATAGAGGTTACCGTATCCGTCTATGGATTGACCAACTGCCTCAAACGCAAAACAATATAGCAAATAACAATAGTCAGATCAGAGTAAGGCTTGCATTGCTCAATACAACGACTACCTTTGCTCAGTATAGCTGTTCTGCATGGGTAGACTTAAACGGACAGCGCTTGAACTGGTCAGGTAGCCCTAGCATGACTGGTTACAACTCAACTATCATGCTGATTGACGAGACTATCACGGTTGGACACAATGCAGACGGGACTAAGTCCTTTGGTCTATCTGCTCATTTTAACGGTAGTGGTGGATGGTCTCCTGGGACGCTATCTATCGGGGGTAACTCATTCACCCTAACGACTATTCCAAGGTCTAGCTCTGTCAGCGTTGGAGCTGGTACTATTGGTAGCTCAGTCACTATCAACATCAATAGACAAAGTTCTAGCTTCAAGCATACTGTCCGCTATGCTTGGGGAAGCAAGTCAGGAACCATTGCAAGTGATGTGGATACTTCTACCACTTGGACTATCCCTCTTGATTTTGCTAGTGACATCCCCAACTCAGCAACGGGTACGGGAACAATCTATGTAGATACATTCTCAGACGGACGAATGACAGGCACACAGTCTGTCGCGTTTACTGCAACAGTACCAGACGCAATAAAACCAACACTGTCAAGAGTCACATTATCAGACGCTAGCACGATTGCTCAAAACCTAATCCCTAACCCTGATACGTTCATTCAAGTCATATCAAATATTAAGGTGGCATTTGATGGAGCAAGCGGATCATACGGATCAACCATCACAGGGTACCGTGCTGAAATAGTCGGTAAGAACCAGACTACCAATGTCAACGGCGGGACGCTTGGTATTATGAACTACAGCGGTGCTGTCACTGTTAGGGCGAGTGTCTCTGATAGCCGTGGACGTTGGTCTGACACAAGAGATGTCTCTGTCACCGTGCTTGAGTATTTTGCACCAGCTCTCAGCTTTAGCATTGCTAGGACTGGTGCAACCTCTAGTACTCTTACAGTTACTAGAAATGCCAAGATAGCTCCTCTGACAGTATCAGGAAACCAAAAGAACGCTATGACGCTCTCTTTTAAGGCTGCTAGGTTAGGGACTAATACCTACACCCCTGACACTGGAGCAGCTGCTGGTTCTTGGACAAGTATATCTAGCTTGGTAAACTCACAGGCTAATCTAGCTGGTAATTACTTAGCTAATCAGTCCTGGGTAGTTATCGGGACGCTTGAAGACAAGCTCACACGGACAGAGTTTGCAGTCAATGTAGCCACGGAAAGCGTGGTTTTTTCTTATGACCGAAACGGTGTCGGTGTCAACAAAATCCGTGAGCGTGGAGCTCTTGATGTTAAGGGTGACATCTATGCTAACGATAAGCCTACCCAGCAATTCCAACTGTCACAGCATGACGGTAGAGCTTTGAATGTTGGCGGTGATTGGAATGACCATCTAAACACTGGTTTTTACATGGGCTACAATCTCAAAAATGCCCCTAGTGGTGGGCATAGTTGGAAATTTGTACAGGTCTTTAAACATCTTGACACTTGGGTCACTCAAGTCGCCTATGACTTTCAAGGGGACTTTGTAGCTTTCAGAGCAAAAAAGTCGGGATCCTGGCAACCCTGGAAGAAGTTAGCAACTGACGACCACCCAATGTTACAGGAAAAACCTTTAAAGACCTTGACAATGGGTTTCCCGTACGGACTAAATGCAACTTTAACCCGTAAAGACAACCTTGTCACCGTTACACTAAATAGGATTATTACAAATATTGATACCCTAGAGTATTCTAAAATGATTGAGACTATCCCAGTTGGTTATCGCCCTACGGCAGAGGCTCACTTGGTATTTGTACCAAACGCTAGCAGCTTTACTAAGTCACCCTCTGTGTTGCACCTCGGAAACAACGGAGACATCCGTCTGACAAATGGGACAGCTGGTCAGCACGTTTTTACTGGCACCCTGACCTACATCACCTCAGATCCTTACCCAGCATAGAAAGGAAACCGCATGAAACTAGAATATGGTTCAAAATCGCAAGAGTATGACGCTAGTGGCACAGCGTCCGCCACCAAGGTTACATTAGTCAACACAGATGGCGCTAATGTGCCTATTTTTTTACCCACTGACAAGATAGGCTTGTCTAATACAAAACTACTTGAACTGGCTTTAGAGGTCCTCTATCAAGAGAATTTCCCTAACCGTGCCGAGAACGACAAGTTTAATCAAGTTGACGAGCAATTGCAGAAAAACAAAGAAGCTGCAATGGCAGCCGAACAAGCGGCAGCTACTAACAAAGAGTATCTTGACACCGTTTCTGCGATCACAGAGGTTCTAATCGCTCTTGCGGTTACTCAAAACGGTGGCATGCAAGCTCAAACATACGCTAAAGTCGCAGCGTTTGTCAAACCGTTAGTTAATGACAAACGGTATATCAATGGCGACATCGTATCTGCGCCTTATCCGTTTGACACAAATCCAAAATGGCCGAAGGGGACTGCGACGATTTTGCGGTTTACTATGCCGCAAGACGACGGTTACATTTACAAGGGGCAAAAAATCGAAGATATGTTACAAAAAGGCGCTCTAAGCATCGTTCTGCCAAAACTTAATTAAATTTTGAAAGGAGGATATATGCCAGAAAAAGAGCTTATGCATTGGCTTATCACGGTTGTTTTTCCTGTTTTGATTACAGGTGCTAGCTTTTATGTTGCCTCAAAAAATCGCACAGCAGATTTGGAGCATCGATTGACAGAGCTTGAAGTCATAAATAGGCAGCAGGAAAAAACAATTGATAGTCATAGCACACGACTAGATAAGCACGAAGAAGAACAAAAAATAACATTGGCTTTGGTTGAGCGGATTGACAATTTGAGTAAAAATATTGAAGACATCAAATCAGACATGAGCGAAATCAAGAATACTATCGGGAAATCATAAAGGAGAAAACAATGCAACAAATTCAAGAAATCATAATCGGTGGATCAATGAGTATCCTTACTATTTTGGCAGGAATTGCAGTTAAGGCAGTCAAAGATTTTCTAGTCGCTAAAGGCGGTGAGAAAGCTATCAAAATCACTGAAATTTTAGCTAAAAACGCCGTTAACGCCACTGAGCAAGTTGCTCAAAAGTTGGACATCCACGGAGAGCAAAAATTGGCACACGCTAAGGATATTGTCAAAACAGGCTTAGAACAGTACAACATTTACCTGACTAACTCTCAAATTGACAACTTCATTGAGGCTGCCGTCAAGCAAGCTAACGAAGCATGGAAAGGTAACTGACATGGGAATTAACATAGAGGCAGCCATTGCCTGGATGTCGGCAAGAGCTGGCAAGGTCACCTACTCTATGGACTACCGTAACGGGCCGAACTCTTACGACTGTTCTAGCTCTGTCTACTTTGCCCTTATGAGCGCTGGAGCAATTTCGGCGGGCTGGGCAGTAAATACGGAGTATGAGCATGACTGGCTCATTAAGAACGGTTACACGCTTGTTGCTGAAGATCAGGACTGGGACTCTAAGCGTGGTGATATCTTCATCTGGGGTCAACGTGGACAGTCTAGCGGCGCTGGAGGTCACACAGGTATCTTTATTGACCCTGATAACATCATTCACTGTAACTACGCTCACAACGGTATCACGGTAAACAACTACAATCAGACGGCGGCTGCTAGTGGTTGGATGTATTGCTATGTTTACCGCTTGACGAACCAAGCAAGCACGCCCTCAACCTCACCATTAGGCAAAGACCTTGATACCTTGGTTAGGGAGACCCTGGCAGGTAAGTACGGTAACGGAGATACCCGCAAAGCAGCTCTTGGCAATCAATATGAGGCTGTCATGGCAGTCATCAATGGCAAAGCTACGGCACCTAAAAAGACGATTGACCAGCTTGCTCAGGAAGTTATCCAAGGCAAGCATGGAAACGGTGAGGAACGTAAGAAAGCCCTAAGCTCTGACTATGACGCAGTTCAAAAACGGGTTACTGAAATCCTGAAAGGTAGCACATCAGGAAACGCCTCTAAAACGCCCTCAGACGCTCCAAAAAGTGAGGTGGTAAATTCCTCCACTGAACCCAAAACAGGAGAAACTGGGGCAACTGGTAAAGCGACAGACACCAAAATCACAAAAGAGGACGGTGACTTGTCCTTTAACGGGGCAATTCTCAAAAAAACCGTCCTAGATGTCATCCTTGCTAAGTGTAAGGAGCATAACATCCTCCCTAGCTACGCTATCACCGTCCTACACTTTGAGGGGCTTTGGGGCACCTCAGCAGTAGGTAAGGCTGATAACAACTGGGGCGGTATGACCTGGACAGGTAAAGGAGAACGTCCTAGCGGTGTGACAGTAACCCAAGGCTCAGCAAGACCAGCTAGTGAGGGAGGAAACTACATGCACTACGCCTCTGTAGATGACTTCTTGACTGACTGGTTCTATCTGCTACGTGCTGACGGCTCTTACAAGGTCAGCGGTGCTAAGACCTTTAGCGAGGCTGTCAAAGGCATGTTTAAGGTCGGTGGTGCAGTCTATGACTACGCTGCTACAGGCTATGATAATTACCTGGTAGGGATGTCAAGCCGTCTGAAAGCTATTGAGGCTGAAAACGGCTCACTAGCTAAGTATGACACTGCTACCGTCGATAATGTCGGTAGCACAGACAAGATTGAGGTCAACATTGAGGGGATTGAAATTACCATCAATGGTGTAACCTACACAATCTCTAAAAAACCAGTTTAGAAAGGATATACTCCTTTTAGCATAAGACGCATTAAGCCCTTAGGAAAAATCCTAGGGGCTTTTTTTGCATTTTCTGGAAGTTTTTACGAATATCTAGGTAAGGAGGAAATAAAATGACAAAAATCAAACGTATCAAACTTGACCGCATTGAGTACTCTAGCTATGGCGTAGAGCACTGGTGCAGAGTCTACATCAAGCACAGAGGGCGGTTTTACAAGCTATGGCAGTTAGTCCTGGCAGATGAGGAACTAGATAACTACCAGCTAGCCTGTGAGTTGCTAAAGCGTAGCAAGGAGATTGAGGCTCATGTAAAGGCGGTATCAAAAAC